ATGAACGACTACCGGCAGGGTGACACGATATACATCCTGCTGAAGAAGAGCCAAGCGGAGAGCGTGATGGACGAATGGCTGGAGGGTAACTGGCAATGTGACCTGACGGTACACCGCAGTCAGAAGAACAAAGGGTGTGTGGTGCTGGAAACGACGGACCTGATGTTTGCGGCACGGATTATCCAGTGGCACACCTATGAGAAAGTAACATATAAACGCGAGAAACAATGAGCAGTAAGCATCGAATGATATGGCTGACGCCACCAGTTTACGGCAGCAAGGAAGAACGGATCGAGAGCCGAGGATATACTTGCGAATACTGTCATGGTCAGGGCGGTTTTTTAGGCGACCGGAGCAGCCCGAACGACAGCGAATGGAAAATTTGCCCTGTGTGTGAGGGCAGCGGCAAGATGGACGCCGAAGTGACCATCAAGTGGAAACCCAACAAACGAGAAAATGACAAACAAAGAACCCATAAATATTGACACAATGAAAGTTTTAGACGAGTTGAAAGCGTGGCTGAACGCAGAACGCAAGGCCCGCAACGAGAAAAAGGCTGCGAAGAAAGCAGCAGCTTTGGTTAGAGAGAGCGAAGCGATAGTTCAGGCACGCGAGTTCAGCGGTGAGGTGTACATTTGTTTTAACAATGTGCCGTTGCTTCCTGCTGACGGCTTGACATGGGAGGTTCCTACGGCACTTGCCGTGGCGAGAGAGGCGTGGCTGAAATGGAAAGAAAAGGAGGCGGAGCATGAACCACGTCGATAACTACGGGAAGTTCTACAAGCTGCTGAAGCTGCTTCCCGGCGCAGACAAGGAGACCTTGGTGCGGCAGTTTACCAACGAGAGAACCGAGCACTTGCGCCAGATGACCGACAAGGAGTATGAGCTTATGTGCAAGGAAATGGAGCGTGTGGCGGGCTACGACGAACGTCGTGCTGCTCTGCTGAAGGCGAAGCGCAAGGCGCGTAGCGGCGTGCTGCACCAGATGCAGCTGTGGGGTGTGAACACGGCAGACTGGAAAGCCGTGGACCGCTTCTGCGAGGACAAACGGATAGCGGGCAAGGCTTTCCGCTTCCTGGACACAGAAGAGCTGAGCATCCTCAACACTAAGTTGCGTGCAATGAATCGTAAGAAAGATAACTAAAAAAAACAATTATGACCACAAAAGAAAAAATGGAACAGATGTTCGGCTGGCTTGGCAGAACAGAAAAATGCAAGTTTATTTCGAGTAATATTGAGTATGCGAGTATGCATGCAATAGTAGAGCGTGCAAAACCTTACATCTTTGACTTGCTTGATGAGTGTGATTTTGACATGATAAAAGATTATGTTGAAAGCCGAGAGGAAAAATAAAAAAACAATTAAAAACAGTAAGACAATGGAAACAAAGAACGAGACAGTGGACCTCTTGAAGGGTATGACGAAGGAGCAGCGTGCCGAGCTGTTAGCACGTCTGCAGACCGAGGTAAAGAACGACCGCATGGCGAAGCGCGAGAGCTACGAGGCGTTGCGTGGGCAGTTTATGCATGACGTGCTGGGCAGAGTGGAGAACTTGGAGAGTGAGGTTTCGGGCTTCAAGAAATGGCTTGACGACGAGGTGACAGCTTTCACGAAACTCATGCGCGAGTATGGCGCTGTGAAGAACGAGAGCCAGCAGAGCTACACGATCACTGACGGGGACTTCAAACTTGAGGTGAAGTTTAACAAGGTGAAGGGCTTTGACGAGCGTGCAGACCTTGCGGCCGAGCGCCTTGTGGACTACCTGAAGCGCTACATGGAGGCGAGCGAGAAGGGTGTGGAGGACCCGATGTACCAGATGGCGATGACGCTTCTGGAACGCAACAAGACGGGCGACCTGGACTACAAGAGCATCTCGAAGCTTTATGAGCTGGAGGACCGCTTTGACGAGGAGTATGCAGAAATCATGCGTCTGTTCAAAGAAGCCAATGTGGTGCAGGCCACGGCGACGAACTACTACTTCTCTAAGCGCAATCCGGAGAACGGTGTGTGGAGCCGCATAGAGCCGAGCTTCTGCCGATTGTGATGATGTGCTGGGCCTTTTTGAGCCTTTCTGAGCCTTTGGAGGGCGCAAGATGAATAAAGCCACCTAAATATGAGCGATTTAGGTGGCTTTTTGATTGCGGTTTAAGGGAAAAAGTTTATTTTTGCAGACTATGAGCAAAGGACGAGACAAGGCACTGATAAGCGCAAGAGACAGAAAGCTGTTTGAGCGCTATTACTATTGGACTGAAGTGAAAAGACTTCGGTTCGATGACGCATTGCAGAAACTCTCGTCGGAAGAATTTTTCATCAGTGAAGGTCGTATCATGCAGATAATCCGCAAGATGATACGCGAAGGCGAGAAGGTGGACGGTGCGGAGCTTCCAGCCGTTGGTTTCAGCGGTTTTCGCGTATCACCGAAAGCGAAATGCGACGCGCGGCAACTTTCACTTTTTCCGTGACAACGGACTCTGATACCGTTGTCTTATAAGTCATTTCATAAACCTTTATACCATGGCTGAACGTGTAGAAGCGTGAGGCTGTGCGTACGAGAGCACCATCATCTGCAGGCCGAAAGTTCTGCAGGACGGTATGTAACTCATGGCGCAGAGCGTTGCGCTCATTGATGCGTTCGGTGGTGTCAGAGCCATAGTGCGTGTCATCGTAGCAGTCGATGCAGAGGCGTATGCGTAATGTACAGACCCCCTTCTGAATGCCTGATGCGAGATTGGACCATTCAGTTTCAGGGGCATCGATGAGGACGCACGGGAATGTGATGGGGTACATCTGGCGTTCATCGTCGGTGTCGTCGATGTTTTCGAGTTGGCCGTAGTCCTCGTCAACAAGCGAGAGCGCAGGAATGGACGTAGCTATAAGGGGTATGAGTTCAGATATTAAGTATTCCATTTTCTATACGTTTAATAGAGTCGTTGATAATCGTGTTAATTTTCTGTTTCAACTCACGGCTATCGCCCATGAACTGACGCTGCGGGATGCGTGCAGTGATGCTCAGTTTGGACTTCTTGGTGAGTGCGAGTGCGCGCCACTTGGCGGCTGTAGCCGGGAGCTGTTTTGGCAGCTTGCCCTTGCCCTTGACACCTGCAAGAGCATATACCTTGGCCCATGCGAAGCGACGCATGCGCTTGGTGACAGATGGGTGTGTGTTGAGTGTGCCCCCATTGTTGTGTATGGCAGCATAGGGCACAGGGTTTGTGACCGTGACCTGTCCGGGCTGTGAGGAGTACTGAATGGATCGCATAAGGTGGTCACGGCGCGAAGTGAGCGGCGTGTACTTGGCATCTGGACCGCCTTCACGTTGTCGTTGTGTAGTCTTCCATGGGTGTAGCCCGTCGTCACGCCAGCCTGCATCTCGGAAGTTTTGCTTGAAATGATTGACGGCTACGATGCCCACCTTGCGCGGCAGTCGGTCGCGGACTTCGCGCTCTATGTCGTCCTTGAGGCGGACGATGCGCTTTTGGATTTCTTTTGCGTCCATGGTCAGAGAACTATTAAGTGAAGAACTATGGCGGCGACGAAGAATCCGCTGACAATTTGCTTGTAGCGATTGGACGCTGCGAAAAAAAAGAAAAAATTGTTCATAACGTTTGTTTATTAAATAATTATTATTACCTTTGCGATGTGGGGGGAGCGTTTAATCCCGTAAGGGACACGTCCCCCATTCCAGCCAGGGTTTTCACTCTGGCTTTTTTGTTAATATTATTTTTTCTTTGTCTATGCAATAAATGTACTTGAAGAGACGATACTGCGATGTGCCTTTTAGTCCATTGAATTTGGCAAATCCTGTTTCAAAAGTCTCACGGTCAAAATTATCATTCGGGAAGAAAATTACCGCCACTTCAGCATCTGGTTTTGAAACGCAGTGCTTGAGAGCTTGCCGTATGTTATTGGCGGTTGCCGTTTCAGCTCCTGCAATTTCAAAGAGCATATCGTCCCATGTGCCTTCAGTATTTTTATGATTGAGAATGGTATGGTCCTCTTTTTCTAAAATGACCTTATGCCCATTTCTAAAACCAATGTCCTGTGCCGTTATCTCATACCAGCCTTTCTTTTTGTCTATATTGTGGTCAATATGAGTGGCTTTTAACCCCATACTCGTTTCATCGAAAAGGACATCCTTATAAGAAGTATTATTGCTATACTGCAGAAATTCTCTGTATCGATCGTCTCGCTCCTTATTTGGGAATGTGGCGTTGATTTTCGCACACTCAAAGCAATGCTTTTTCTCGTTTTTGAAAAACGCTTGAGCCTTATTCTTTACGCCCTTGTTGAACGGACACGCTACGCAGGACTTAGGGAAATAGGGATGGTCTTGTGAGAAGGTGTGCCCATCCTTTCCGGGATTGTTTGTGAGTCCTGGCTGTGGAGCCTCGCCAGCGAACTCCGCCTTCAGTTCTGGCGTAGGTGGGTCGTCGGTCTGTTCAAGTGAACACTTGCAGTTCCATCGGTCGCCGGGGTGGTGTTCGTCCCAGAACGGGTCGGAGACGGGCAGCGTGAGCTTTCTCTCCCAAAAGGCGCGGTGGCTGCTCTCGGGCTTTGGCGACGTGGTTGGCATCCAACGGAGGTTGGGCATAACATCAGCATCGCGGATGAACTGCTGCCAGTCGGCGGCATTATGGGCACGTATGAGAGCCGTGTCGTACTCGGTGCGCAGCCACGCGCCGACATAGTGGGAAGATATACTTTTTACATCGTCAGTCCACTGGCGGAACGGTTTTAACGTGCCGTCGGGATTGAGGAGGCGTGCCGCCATTCGCTCGGACATGGAATGCACCTTGAAGGCAGCAAAGACCTCGTTGGAATGACGGAGGGCGGCGAGGAAGCTGTCACGATGTGTAGGCGCACTACTCTGCAGCAAGCCCGAGACCGTGGCCTCGTTGAGAACGCGCAGTACCTCGCGCCACATTGTAGGCTCGACGGCACGCGAGGTGTCGAAGCCGTTGTATATGGCACGGAGATACTGCTGCAGCACATCGGTGGAGAACGTGAACGAGGGCGCGACATTGTGGAAATGTCCCGAGCAACAGGCACATGAGCCGTCGTAATAGAGTCTATCGATCAGAAGTCGGAATCCGCCCCTGGCAACGGGGCGAGCCCGAAAAAACCTCTCAAATGGTTTTTTATCGTTTTTTGAACGGTGTTTGAGCCGTCTTTTTTGTTGTCCTCCTTATGGTTGTGCCCATCATCGTCTGGAGCGTTGAGCGCATTGCGCATGGCGGTCCTCTCCGCTTCCTTCTGCGCCTTGAGCTCGTCGTAGTTGTCGGGCTTGGCTATGCAGAAAGTTTCGTAGAGATAGTCATCGTCGATGGGGAGTCCCATGGAAGAGAGCTTCTGCACGATGTCGATTTGCTGTGATGGATTGATTTTGTCCTTTTTGGCATAGACGAACTCGCCACCCTCGACATTGAACCCGAGGTCGGCGAATATCTGCCGCATGTCGTAGTTGAGAATGTCGAGAATGAAATCGCGGTCATCGGCGTTCATTTCGTCCTCTTCCTCCTTGTGCACCTCACCAAGCGCTTGTGTTCCTGTTTCTTTGGCATCGGTTGTGAGTGTATTGCCGAGCACGCGGATTGAAATTTTGGAGTCCCAATATTCGGCAAATGTTTTGTAAAGCTCTGACGAGCCCGACTTGTTGGCCGCCTCGATGAGCGTAAGTTCGGAATCCTTTGGGTGTATGTAGACCGCATTGGCACCCTGCGAGCGCGCTTCTGCGACCAGTCGGCGACGTGCCTGCTCGTCGCCAGCATCATAGGTGTACTCACGGATAGGCATACCGAAAATATTGCAGAAGCGTGCCCAATCAGCCATATCCCCACGCTTGTAAAGGACAGCGGGTAGGAGTTCGGCAAAAATTCCGAGTTCACGCTCCTTTCCGACAAAGAGCATATTGGGAAACTGCTCAACCGGTATACCATCTATCTCCCCCTGGTACTTGAGAATGCGCCGGTGTATAGGGTCATAGTGTTTACGGTTGATGAGATCATAGCGTATGAAGCCATCATCATCGCGCCAGAACTGCATGATGGAGAAGCCGTAAAACTCAGAAAGGACACAATCCTTTCGGAACTGCTTGAACCATGGCGAGCGAATCTGATTGTTGATTTCCTCGTCGGGTTCGCCGTTGCGCTGGAACTCGATGGGAATCTTGGTAACCCCTCTCAACCGCTTTGCGAGCACCCCCGATAGATGGAGGTCGAGCATAGCGGACTCATACATGTCGTAGAGCCGGACACGGTTGGAATAGTCGATGCCCTGCGCTGCCTTGACAGACGCCATGTAGGCTTTCATGTCGAAGAAGAAGACCTCAGGCATCTGCAGCACGATGTCGGGCTGTCGCTGCCCGGGTGATGTGAGCATACCACCCTGTGTGATGCGTTTTTGTGAGGTACGCATAGACCTATTTGTTTTTAAGTTCTTGTTAGCCATATTGATGATGATTTATGATCAGAGAAAGACAGGTCGTACCTCGTCGGCTGCAATCTGCCAGCGTGAATTGTCGGCCAGAGTGTCGTCGGGTAGCAGCGGTGCCCCATCAATAGTGATGTCGCCAGCCATTACGCCTTTAAGCCACTCAATGGCGCGGTCGTAGCGGTCCTGCCGTATCTTCGCAATCTTGTAGGGATTGTGCTGACAAAAGATGTGAAACACAGCGATGTCTACGGCGAACATGAGAATGAGTGCGTGGCGTTCTGCCCCACGCGCGGAGAATATAGCGTCGCAGTCGTAGGCTTTGTTGAGATATGACCGCATTTCGGCAACAGCTCGATCCTCGCACACCTCTATGATTTGCGGGTCGTAAGCCGGTGTGTCCTTGCGCAACAATGCATCGAGGATGTCGCGGTGAATAGAGGCGTCGTAATCGGATAATGAAATAAAGTTGTCCATATAAAAACATGATATTTTGAGTTTTGAAATTGTTATTACATACGATACGGGTTGTCCTCGTTGAGCTCGGCATAAGAGACGGTGTATGTAGGCTCCATCTCAGCCGTCTTGATGTCGTTGATGGTGACCGCTCCCTCGACGGCATCGGGTCCGTCGGCAGGATAAGGCAGCGTGAGCTCGAAGAGCTTGAACTGGTTTATGAGTTCCTGCATCATGGGGTTGTCCCGTTCCTGTTCGTTGAAGACCCAACGACACTCTCGGTCGATTGGTTCGAGATTAGCCTCGATGCGCGTAGCCTTGTCTGTCTTTTTGCGGTCGTCGCCCTTGATGTAAAGCTCCCGTCGTCGGTCGCGGCACTGCTCCCGTAGCAGCGGTCGGAAGACCTGGTTGAAAAACGGATCCTGTAGCTTGTTGTTCTCCATATACCAATAGACATTGGCTTTATGTGCGACATAATCGTCCATGGCAAAATACCAGGATATGAAGTTGGCATTGGTCTCGCGGGCGAGGAAAGCCTTAATGACATAGTAGACCCCCTTGAGCTTGCCGACAAGAACGAGCGCTTTTGTTGACGAGGCCTTTTTGCGAGAATCAGAGTAAGCAGGGTCGCCATATCCGATGAGGAAGCGGAACTTTGATAGCGGCGGCACTTTACCGTAAGGCAGGTTCTTGAAGATTTTTCCTTCTGCCACGGGGTTGTTGAAATATTCGCCTTGCTGCGCCTTTACTGAGATTTTGGAAAGGATGCGGTCTATTTGCTCCTCCTTGTTCTTCTGCGGCCATGTGGAGCGTCCTGCGGCATCGCGTATGTTGACAATGTCCCATGAGTTAGCGAGATGTCCTGCGCGTGTGATGCAGCAGTCCTTTGCGATGATGTTGCCACACCAAAGAACCAACGTTGGTTCAGAGATGGAACGTGTAGGATAAAGCGCGTGCTCCGCCCAGTCCCATTTCTTGTCGAGCGTGACTGGGTTTCGGCAGTCTTCATCGGTGTCGTAATCATCAAAATAGAGGATGTCGGGACGTATGGCCTCGTTGCGCATACCACGTGGAGCAGAACCTGCTCCGAGGGCAATGAACTTGGCTCCACAGCGGCACGAAAACTCAGAATCAGTCCACTGCCCGATGGTGGTCTGCTCGCCGTAGAACTGGCGTATGCGCGGATTAGACTCGAAATTGATTTTGAACGGAAGGAGCAGACGCTTAGCCGAGTCGATGGTGGCCGATGCCAGAGCGACAAAGCGCTTGCGCCGTGTGAGCGTTAGGAACATGAGAATGAACATGGCGACGGTGGACTTTGCCAGCTCGCGCGACCATGAGAGCACCTCGTACCACTCGTCGTTGGCAATGACGCGCCGTATGGCCCGAATATGGAACGGTGCGAACTCGTATTTTGCGTAAGCAGGGAAAAAGAACTTTATCCATTCTATGGGGTCGCGTTCAAGTTGAGCACGTTGGCGCTCTATGTCCTGACGCGTGAGGCTGTTGTCGACCTCAACACCGCGCAGTAGGCTTTTGTGAAACTCCTCCCAAACGGCAAGAGACTGTCTGTCTTTAGCTGTAGCCATTACTTACGGGCCCTCCCTGCCTGATCCTTGATGAACGCATCGAAATAGTCGTTGAACGTGCGTGCCGCTTCGGCATCGACGGGGCGCAGCCATGAGAGGAACCGCATGGCAACAGAGACGCAATCGGATACGCCGATGTCCTGTTCCAGTTTTTTGACGGCTCCAGCAGTTTTGACGATGGCATCGGCCTCCTCGGTTGTCGGGAAGCGTTCGCCAGGCTGTCGTGCTTCGATTCGCTTGTTGATTTCGGCGAGTTGGCGCTTATATTGCGCGATGAGCTGTTCTGTTGTGATGGTGCGTGAAGCCTTCAGCTCCTCCCATGCTCCATCGCGGACCCACCGCGAAACAGTCTGACGTGTGGTTCCCACCTTAGCTGCAATCTCCTCCTGGGTGTATGCTCCGTCGAGGAAGAGGGACTGGGCTATGCCTTTTTTGTCGATATTGTTTTTTGTCATAAGATAAAATAAAAAATGCTTGTTAACAGGATGCAAAGTTCTATGTTTTCGGGTACAAGTTCAAACCGATGTTTTATGATGACGCCAGGAAAAGTGACGATAACATCAGAAAACGACACGATAAAAACACGGTTTGCAAGCGGACGGATTTTTATAGAATTTTGCAAGCGAAAATTTAAAAACAGAACGCGAAATGAAGTTTTTCAACACAATACCAGGTGACGGCGAGGTGGCCATACTGCTGTACGGCGACGTGGGCGACGGACAGAAGGTGGACAGTGGCCGCGTGGTGAGCGAGCTGATGGCTCTGCAAGCGCAATACGACAAGATAGACGTAAGGATAAACTCAAACGGCGGCGACGTGTTCAGTGGCATAGCGATATACAATGCGCTGCGCACCTCGAAGGCGGACATAACGATATATGTGGACGGTGTGGCAGCGAGCATAGCAGGCATAATCGCTCTATGCGGCAAGCCCCTCTATATGTCGCCGTACGCGAAACTGATGCTGCACGCTGTAAGCGGAGGTACATGGGGCAACGCCTCAGCCCTGCGCCAGACGGCAAGCATGATGGAGACGCTGCAGGGCGACCTGGCACGCATGATAGCCCACCGTTGCGGTATGGAGGCAAAGGAGGTGACCGCCCGCTACTTTGACGAGAAGGACCACTGGATAAGCGCAGATGAAGCGGTGAGTATGAAACTGGCAGACGGACTGTACGACATGGGCGAGAAGCCCGAAACGGAACCGAAGACTGCCGGTGAGGTTTATCAGTATTTCAACAACCGGCTGCAGACGCAGCCACAAAACCAGAATAAAGACATGGCACTATTAGAAGAACTGAAGAAAATGCCCACGTTCAAAGATGTGAACAGCGAGGCAGAGCTGCTGATGAAAGCCCAGCAGCTGGAGAACCAAGCAACCAAGGCAGAAGCCCTGGAGAAAGCCAACAAGGCGTACAAGGAGAAAGCCGAGGCAGCCGAAGCAGCCGAGGTGGAGGCTATTGTGAACAAGGCTGTGAGCGACGGCAAGATCGGCAAGGAGCAGGTGGCGACCTTCAAGGCTCTGATGAAGAGCGACCGTGCAAACACCGAGTCGCTACTGAAGGGCATGAAAGCCCAGAAGCCCCAGATGCGTGCAGCAGCTTATATCGACGAGCACCCCACCGGCAGCAGCTTTGCCGACAAGAGCTGGGACGAGCTGGACCGATGCGGTCTGCTTGCGGTGCTGAAGAACTCAGACCCGGGATTGTTTACAGCGAAGTATAAGGAACGCTTCGGTGTGGACTATAACAACTAACGGAATAATAACGAAAGAAAAAGGAGAAAAAAGAAATGGCATTGAACAAACAAATCTGGCTGAACACTATTGTCGAGAACTTCTACCCCGACAACTCGTTTGCCTCAAAGAGTATCGACGACTCTACCTTTGTGAACTACAAGACGGTACACATCCCGAATGCGGGTACCCCGTCGGGTGTGGAAATAAACCGCACAAAGAAGCCCGCGAGCGTGAGCCAGCGCACGGACAACGAGCTGACCTATGACATGGACGAGCTGACCACGAACCCCATCTACATTCCGAACATCGACACTGTGGAGCTGAGCTACGACAAGCGTAACAGTGTGCTGAGCAACGACCGCCAGCAGCTACAGAAGGTGGCAGCACAGAACCTGCTGTATCGCTGGGCGAAGGGTGCGAACACACTTAGCACCAGCGGTGCGGCGCGCAAGGCGCACACTTCGGAAACTGCGACCGGCAACCGCAAGAAGTTTACGAAGGCGGTAGTGATGGAGGCGATGGTGAAGATGAACGTGGACGACGTGCCGACAGAGGGCCGCTATATGCTGCTTGACGCAGTACAGTATGCGGATCTTTTGGACGACCTGACAGACAAGGAGCTCTCGGCATTCCAGGCTGTAGCAAATGTGAGCAAGGGCGTGATGGGACAGCTCTATGGCTTCAGTATCATGCAGCGTTCGAAGGTTCTGCGAGTGAAGGCAGACAGTTCGACCGTTATCAGATGGGAAGATGAGGGCGAGGCAACAGAACTTGCCGCAGGCCTTGCCTGGCAGCAGCAGTGTGTAAGCCGCGCTCTCGGCGAGGTGAAGATGTTCTCGAATGAGGACGATCCGCAATACTACGGTGACATCTACTCGTTCCTGGTGCGTGTTGGTGGCAGTCCGCGCCGCTATGACAAGAAGGGTGTGTACCTTATCACTGAGGGTGCTGTAGCGTAGAGAATGAAAGGAGAATAGCTTATGCAACTACCGAGAGTGAAAATACAATTTCTGACGGGGCAGCTGGGCACCGTGGGCGACAGTCCGGACGGGCTGTTCGCCTTGGTGTGCGGCGCTGCTGCCGTTGGGAGCACGTTCGCGCTGAACACGGCGTATGAGGTGACGAGCATGGACAGTGTGCAGGCCCTGGGCGTGACTGAGGAAAACAATGGGGCGCTGTGGAAACATCTGTCGGAGTTTTATGACGAGGCTGGTGCCGGCGTGAAGCTCGTGGTTATGGGCGTGAGCCCGACGACAACGATGACGGCGCTTCTGGACTATACGAAGACATCAGCAGGAAGCGTGCGCTGGCTTGTGGAGAAGGAGAACGGTGCGCTGCGAGGCGTGGGCGTGGCGAACGTGAACACGCTGTCGAGCGAAACAAGCCAGGAAGGCATAGACAAGGACGTGCTGACAGCTGCTGCAAAAGCGCAGCAACTGGGCGAATGGGCTACGACAGAGCTGTATGCGCCAATGGTGACTCTGCTGGAAGGCAGAAACTACACAGAAGCGACGGAACTGCACGACCTTACAAAGGAAACGTGGGACAGAGTAGGCATCGTGGTGAGCGACACGAAAGCCAGAACGAATGGGGCGTGCATGGGCACGCTGCTTGGACGTGCGGCGAGCGTGAGCGTGCAGCGCAACATTGGCAGGGTGAAGGAAGGGAGCCTGAAACCTCTGGAGATGTATGTCGGCGAGAAGAAGACGGAGGAGGCCAGTGAGAGCGTGAGGAAGCTGTACGAGAAGGGCTACATCGTGGCGCGGAAGTATGTAGGCAGGAGCGGCTACTACTGGGCTGACGACAACCTGGCGTGCGACCCTACGGGGGACTATGCGAAGCTGGCGCTGCGAAGAGTGATAGACAAGGCGTACCGCACAGCCTACGACACGCTTCTGGACATGCTGCTGGACGAGTTGGAAGTGAATGAGGACGGCACGCTTGACACTGGCGTGGTGAAGAGCTGGCAGCAGACGGTGGAGACGGCTATAAACCGCAAGATGACGGCGAACGGGGAGCTGAGCAGCGGAAGCGACGGCGAGGGCTGTGTGTGCAAGATAGACGAGACGCAGAACGTGCTGGCAACGAGCATGGTGAAGGTGACGCTGAAGGTGCGCCCTTACGGCTATGCGCGTTATGTGGACGTGAACCTGGGATTCCAAGTGACAACAAACGGCTAAAGAAGAAAGGAGGATAAGAATGTTCAATTCAAGAGAGTACGAGTGGAGCGACGTGAACGTGGTGGCTGCGGGCAGACCGGTGACTGGCATAAGGGGCGTGAAATACTCGTCGAAACAGGAGAAGGAAGTGCTGCACGCGAAGGGCAACAAGCCCCACAGCATACAGAGAGGCAACAAGACGTACGACGGAGAGCTTACGGTAACGCAAAGCGAATATGAGGCGCTGCGTGCTGCCGGTGGCGGCGACATACTGGACATCAGCATAGACATCGTTGTGGCTTACGGTAACCCGAGCAAGGGTGACGTGATAACGACGGACCTGCTGATGGGTGTGGAGTTCACAGAGGACAACACGGAATGGAAGCAGGGCGACAAATTTCAGGAGAAGTCGCTTCCGTTTATCTTCCTGGACAAGAAGAACGTGTAGAGAGATAAAGAGAGCGTTTGAACAGAGATTGAGAACCATTAAAAAAGAGAAAAAATGATTTTTACGAAAGAACAAATTGAGACTTTAAAGGCCAAGCACGGTGATATATTCTTGATAGAGACGCAGGGCAAGAGCTGCATCATCCGCAAGCCGAACCGCCGTGACTTGAGCTATGTGAGTGTGGAGAAAGACCCCATCAAGATGCAGACAGCGCTACTTAACCAGTTGTGGGTGGAAGGCGATGAGGAAATCAAGACCAACGATGACTATTTCTTCGCAGCCTGCAACACACTGGATGAGGTGCTGAAGGTAAAGGAGGCCGAGATAAAAAAACTTTAGAGGAGGCTGAAATCGACGATGCCGGGGCAAGTGATGTTCTCTACCTGAATACACTATTGAGATATTACATGCACATAGACCCAGACACCCTGACCGATGCGGAATGGGCGTGGACTATCCGGTTTTTAATAGACATCAGAAAAGAAGAGGCAAAGGCAAATGGATAGTGTACTTAAATTCCTAATCAAGCTGCAGGCTGATCAGGGCAATGTGTTGAGCGTAGCACGCCGCACGTCCGAGCAGCTTGACACTATATCCCGAAAGGCGACATCCGTGGGTACTCGCCTTCGGGAAGCCTTCTCCTTCTCAAATTTTAAGAACTCGCTCTCGTCATTGCCGGGTATGGACTTTCTTATGAACCCGTACACGCTGATAGCCTCGGGAGCGGGCGCACTGACCGCCATAGGGGCACAAGCCGAGCAGACTTCTGTGGCATTCAAAACACTGGTAGGCAACGAGACCATGGCCGCAAGGATGTTGAACGACATCAACAAGTTTGCGGCACGTACACCGTTTGAACCGCTTGACCTTGAAAACAATGCTAAGATGATGCTTGGCTTTGGCGTTAACGCACAGAAAGTAGTGCCGTACTTGAAACAACTCGGCGACATCGCCATGGGCGACAAGCAAAAACTCGGCGGCTTTTCAATCGCATTCGGACAGGTGGCAGCAGCAGGAAAGATGCAGGGGCAGGACTTGATGCAGTTTATCAATGCCGGTTTTAACCCATTGAAGGAACTGCAGAAGATGACTGGCAAAAGTTATGCAGAGCTGCAGGACATGATGAGCAAGGGACAAATAGGCTTTGACGCTGTAGCTGCCGCCATAAACCATGCGACGAGTGCCGGTGGCGCTTTTGAGGGAATGTCAGAAAAACTCAGCCAGACCGTCAGTGGCAAGTTCTCTACCCTGATGGGTAATATCAGACAGTCAGCTGTTGACATGTTCGAGCAACTGAAGCCAATCGTCAGCGGACTCATGGATGTGTTTATGGCCATAGTGCCGCCGATAGCTACCGCATTGTCGAAAATACTGTCAGTTGTGGCTGGTGTCATCAATTTCATCATGCAATGGAAAACAGAACTCGGATACCTCGCTGTGGTTGTCGGTGTCGGTACGATAGCTTTCAACCTCCATACGATAGCCTTGTGGGGAATGGTCGGGGCTATCAAGGTGGTTTCTGCCGTGACAAAGGTATGGGAGGGTGTGCAGTGGTTACTGAACGTGGCACTTAACGCCAATCCCATAGGTATCGTCATTACGGCTGTGGCAGCTTTGGTAGCTGGCATCGTGTATTGCTGGAATAAGTTTGCAGGATTTCGTGCCTTCCTGCTTACCATGTGGTCTGTGATTAAGGGATTCGGAGGCATCATCAAGGCCTACTTGATAGACCGTTTCAAAACCTTGCTCAGTGGTATCGGCAAAATCGGTGATGCCATGGCAAAACTCTTTGACGGCGACTTCAAAGGAGCTTGGAATAGTGCCGTGCAAGGTGTGAAGGACATTACGGGCATATCGAGCACCGGAAAGGCATTCACAGCGACAAAACAGCTTGTGAATGGTGTAAAAGATGAATACGACCGAAACTATATCCGAGAGAGAGCGAAAGACAAACCGAAAAAATCCTCTGTCATATCCACTCCTGGAGTGAAAGGCAGCGACAATTCGTTTTCGTTCGGCTCTGCCACTGACGGTAAAAATGGCAAGGGCGGAAAAGGAGGAAACGGCGGACGCAAGACAGCCGAGACACTTGCTACTGGCGGCACACGCAACACGTCGATAAACATATCTATCGGCAAGTTTTTCGACAATATCCAAGTAACAATGAACGATAAGAGCGACACGGCAGAACTGGAGCGTGTGGTACTCCAATGTATGAACCGCGCCCTGTCAATAGCAACAAGTACAGACCGATGAGCACGACAAACAAATTCATACTGCAGAACCTTGCGTTGAGGGCCGCAGGACTGACCAAGGTACCGCCCTACTGGCTGTTCCGTGAGAACAATTTCTTCGGCAAGAACCTCGGCTATATTCAAGGCGGCAAGACGATACCCGACAGCTCCGGCTTCGATGTAACCAAACTCAGCGAGGAAGAACTTGAAGATGTAGTCCGCACAAACGCGCTCGGTATTCCCATGGTGATGCCGTTGCGCTTTCAACTTGAAGAAGCCGGAGCTGAGGAGTGGCTGTTTCCTGTGGAGCCGATGATAAGCGTCAACGGGCAGAATATACTGACGCGTCGCCATGTGTCGAAGGGAAAGGTGAAAGGCAGCATCAAAGAGCGATGGACGCAAGATGACTACACGGTTAGGATAGAAGGTATCCTAATGAGCGAGGATGGCAGCTACCCAGAAGCTGACGTTACAAGGCTAAAAAACTTCTGCGAGGCAGGGCATGTAAAGGCATTATGTCCATTGCTTGAGATATTCGGCATCAGCCAACTGGCGATAGAGAGTTGGGACATTCCGTTCACTATCGGCAGGACAAACCAGAACTACACCATCCAGGCATACAGCGATGACATCTATAAGCTGCTGTTGAGCCGTGAGGATCTAAACACATAATACAATATGTACACGATGACTTATGACATAATGGTCGGCAACTACCGACTCGGAATGCTCGACAAGGTGGAGATACACAAAAGTGTAGAGCTGCTTGCTGACACCGCAACCATAACGCTGCCTGGAGCCGAATATAATGCGGCACTGCAGATTGAGGATAACCTGAAACGTGGTGACAAGGTGTGCATAAAGTTCGGATATGAAGAAACCGGACTTGAAACGGAATTTGAAGGCTGGCTGCAGCGTATATCCACCGATGGCGGCGATATAAAACTCATTTGCGAGGATGACCTGTTTCTGTTCAGAAAAGACATCCCGAATGAAGTACTGCAAAAGGTGACGCTGAAAGACTTGCTTGCAAAGGTCGTTGACGGCTGCGGTATCGGCTGTAGTGTTGAGTGTTCCTACACATGGACGTACAGCAAGTTCGTGATAAACAACGCTACTGGTTACGATGTTCTGAAGAAGGTGCAGGAGGAAAGCGGTGCGGACATCTATATGCAAGACGGCACGCTGCATATCCACCCACCAGGCGAGAAAGTCGGCGAAGAACGTTTCTATGATTTCTCGCTGAACGTCGAGGAAGAAAACCTGACCTATCATCGAGCACAAGACAAACGGCTGCTTGTTATCGTGAAGGCACTTATGCCAGACGGCACGGTCAAAGAAATCGAGACTGGCACAACTGGCGGCGACAAAATAGAAATCAAGTGTCCTACGAGTGACGAGGCATCGATGAAGGCTCGCGGTGAGCTGGAGGTGAGACGGCGGAGCTTTGACGGTTATGAGGGCAGCATAACGGGATGGCTGGTGCCGATGTGCAAGCCGGGTGACAGCGCTGTGCTGCGTGACCGGGACTATGAGTATAAGGACGGGACGTACTTTGTGGCGGCAGTGACAACGGAGTTCGGCAGGGATGGCGGCAAGAGGAAGGTGACATTAGGTTTTAAGTTGAGCTAATAAAAGGGAGAAAGGAGAAAACGGAATGGACGAATACAGAAGGCTGCAAGAACTGCTGAGGGACGCTGGCGGCGGAAGGGAGACGACGCTGTACCAAGGCGTGGTGAAGAGCGTGGAGGGTCAGACCTGCACGGTGACGGTGGGAAAGGTGGACGTGCCAGGGGTGCGGCTGAAGGCCTCGGAAACGGAAGACAAGGGGCGGATGCTGGTGACACCAAAGGTGGGGACGGCGGTGACGATGGGGAGCCTGAGCGGCGACATGGCAGAGCTGGTGGTGGTGCAGGTGGACCATGTGGAGAGGATAGAGGTGAACGGCGGACTGTTGGGCGGACTGGTGAACATAGGCGAGCTGACGGCAAAGATAAACGAGCTGGTGGACGCATTCAACAGCCACACGCACCAGGTGACGGTGGCGCATCCCGGGGGCACGTTTACCACTGTAAAGCCGATGAAGGCGGCGAACCGCTTTGCCCAGGGGGACTACGAGGACGAAACTATAAAGCACTGAGGAGAGGATGAAAGGAATAGAACTGCGATATGACGGCAACGGCAACGTGCTGGAACCTGCTGTGAGGAACGGCATGATGGCCGTGGGGGACACGCTGCGACAGAACCAGGCTTTGCTGCTGACGCTGCACAAGGGGGAGCTGAAAGAGCGTCCGTCGGCAGGCGTGGGGCTGAGCGACATGCTGCTGGATAATGACCCTATATACTGGCGCACGGAGATAAAGGAGCAGCTGGAGATGGACGGGCAGACTGTGGCGAAGGTGAGGATCACGGAGAAGGGTGTGGAGATAGAGGCGAGTTATTAACAGAAAAAAAGGAAAGGAAACTGAATGATGATACTGGAACATTTTATGAACAAGCTGTCGGTGGTGCTGTCGACGGCATGGGGCTGGGTGGTGTGCGTAGGACTGATTGTGGCAAACTTCCTGGCGGGGTATGAGACGATGGTGGGCTTCACGGTGGTTGCTGTGGTGATGGATGCTGCATGGGGCATTGCATCGAGCGTGAAGCAGGGCCGATTTACGAAGAGCGAGCTGATGAGGGACTCGCTGTCGAAGTTGGCGGTATACGGCTCAGTGATACTGCTGTTCATACTGATAGACAAACTGCTGGGCGTGGGGAACGGGCTGTCGACGAGCGTCATCTGCATCTGCATCATACTGGTGGAGCTGTGGAGCACGGCGGCGAGCATGCTGATATGTTTTCCGAACATGCCCTTCCTGCAACTGCTGAAGAAGGCTCTTGTGGGCGAGATTGCAAGCAAACTGAATGTGAAACCCGAGGACGTGGAAGCGGCTCTCGACAAAATGAAGAAGAAATGAGAGATATACGATACATAGCCGTACACTGCACGGCGAGCAGCCAAATGACTACGATAAGGGGGCTGGAGATGGAGTTCAAGCGCAAGGGATGGAAGAACCCGGGCTACCACTATGTTGTGAGCGCAGACGGTGTGGTGCACCAGATGCTGGACGAGGAGAGGGTGAGCAACGGTGTGAAGGGCTGGAACTCGAAGCTGATAAACGTGGCGTACATAGGGGGCATAGACGCTACGGGCAAAGCGACAGACAATCGCACGGAGGCGCAGAAGAAGAGTCTGAAGGCGTTGCTGAAACTGCTCAGAAGCAGATATCCGAAGGCGACGATACAGGGACACAGGGACTTTTCGCCCGATCTGAACGGAGACGGGAAAATAACCAGAAATGAGTGGATAAAAGCGTGTCCGTGTTTTGATGCGAGAGTGGAATACAAGGACATATAAAAAACTGTATGACAATGAAAAACTTTTTATGGCTATTGATGGTTATGCTCATGGTAAGCTGTGCCACTACAAGGAAAACGAGCGAGAGCCGTGAGACCCGAGCGGTAAGGGACTCGGTGGCGATAAGGGACTCCATCGTGAGGAAAGACTCTGTGGTGATACGCTACGAGACAAGGGTAAAGGATTCGACGGTGGTGAAAGACTCGACGGTGCTGACGGTGGACCAGGCGGGCAATGTGGTGAAGAGCGAGCACTGGCGAAACACGGAACGTAACCGAGAGCAGAACCATGATACGGCAAGGGAGAGCCGACATGAGGATGTGGAGAAAGGAGCTGCCGTGCAGACAAACCGTGACACGCTGAACCACTGGACAGAGAAAAACGAAAAGAGGGGAACTGGTGTGCCATGGTATGTGTGGATGACGGGAGGCATGCTCGTGAGTGGCATAGTGTGGTTTTGCACATTCGGCAGGAAAAAGATGTAAGGCTATGGAGGTGACGGTGAAAGACGGGCAGACGCTGGCGGACATAGCGGTGCAGGAGCACGGAACATGGGAGGCTGCTCTGGACATGGCCATGGAGAACGGCGTGAGCCTTACGGACACACTGGAGACCGGCAGGACGTTGCGGTTGCCGGAGGGGGTGAAGGAGAACCGCGTGATGAAAAGCTACTGCAAGGCACACGAGGTGAGCCCGGCGACGGCAAGGGACGAGAGCAGCGTAAGGCTACGGATTTTCGGTGAAGAGTTTACGAAGGAATACATGTAACTACAAGAAACAAAGAACATGGCAAGGACAACGGCAGAAATAAAGAAGACGATGACAGACGCCTTCATGGCGGACGCAACGATAAGGGAGCGCTACGGGCTGAAGGATGGCGCGACTTGGGGCGGGACGTTCTCGGACGTGAGCGTGGAGAACGTGTTGCTGTGGGTGGTGGCCGCATGCTGCCATGTGGTGGAGGTTCTGACTGAAAGGTGGGCGGCGGACGTGGAGGCACGGATGGCAAGCGCGGTGGTGGCGAGCGTACCATGGTACTACAAGGTGGCGAGAGCCTTTCAATACGGTGACGCGCTGGTGCTGGACGAGGCGACACAGCAATACGGATATGCCACGACGGACGAGGGGAAGCAGGTGGTGAAGTATGTGGCGGTTAGAGACCGTGGTACGAGTGTGGAGATCCTGGCGAGCGGCGAGAAGGGCGGACTGCCGGAACCGCTTTCGGATGGTGTTTTAACGGCTTTCAAACAGTATATGAACAGGGTAAAGATAGCTGGCGTGGTGCTGAACATACGCTCGCAGAGGGCTGACCGGCTGACGGTGAGAGCCAGGATATGGGTGGACCCGCTGGTGATAGGCACGGACGGAAGGCGCATATCGGACGGGGTGAGAGCCGTGGACGAGGCGATAAAGGCGTATCTGAAGAACATAGTGTATGGCGGCACGTTCAACAAGACACGGCTGACGGACGCGATACAGGCGGTGGAAGGCGTGGAGGACGTGGAGCTGGGCGACTGCCAGTATATGACGGCGACGGGGACGGCGTGGACTACGATAAAGGGAAACAACTATACAGCGGCAGGCGGGAGCCTGACGGTGGAGGGACTTGAAAACTCGATGAGCTATGTGGTGGAAAGTTGACATGGTGAAAATGGCGGTGCAGCTGCTGCCGCCTGTGATGAGGGGCAGACTGACGGTGGCTCTGCTGAAGGTGCTGACGCTACCAGTGAGGCATATATACGAGCAGCTGATGGCACGGCGCAAGAACGCGGACAGGCGGCTGAACACGACGGCCAACGTGATGTATATAGAAAAGGCGCTGAACGAGGCATTCTATCTGAAAGAACGACAGATATGGATAGAGAGCACGGCGGCGGAGGATATGGTGTTCTGGCACAGGCGCGACGAGATGCAGAAGGACTGCTACATGTACCGACGGACGGAGAAGAGCGTGACTCTGAAAAAGAGGGGCGAATGCTCGTACAAGGACAGCTTTGTGGTGTGGGTGCCGACGTTCCTCTGCACATCGGAGAATACGGAGGAGGACAAATACGGCGGCAGGAACCTGCGAGAGATAAGGAATTTGTTGAGTTATTATAAACCTGCGGGACGAACGTACCGCATAGAACTTTATGACTATGAATAGACTGAAATTCAACGAGGGCGGGCAGCCCGTGTATGTGGATGACCTTGAGACGCTGCAGGAAAACGACACGGTAAGCATGAAACGGCTGCTGGAGACTTTAACGGGTGGCGTGAAGGCGTGTCTGTTAGCAGATATTAAGGCAGAAATAGTGTCTGTCGATGTGGACAAAAGTACTACGACAGGCAAGTTTTATGGTGGAACGGCTGTTGTGAACGGAGAGTTTGTGGCGTGGGATGACGTGACCCTTGTGCTGCAATCATGGGATGATCCTATATACCTCTGCATCAAACGAGAGGAAACGGACAACCGCGTGTTTGAAGACGGACAGACGAGGGCATGTGCAGTGGAAACGAAGGGCTACATAAGCACGGACAAAAGCGGCGCGACGGAGAGCTACTGCATATATGACTTGCCAATAATGGCAAAACTGGTTCGCAAGGCCATCGGCGTGAACGACGAGCCAAGCTACAAGCAGCTGAAAGTGACGTTCAGAAACGGATACTCGGGAACTGTGGCGTACAAGGAACTTGCTGATGTCTACCGCTACAAGATAGACATCAGAAGCCACAATGCGGCAGAAATAAAGGGCAGTGTAGATTTATTCTGTTTTGAGGATGCGGCACCAGGGGGCGATGCTTTCAACACCCCGACACGAGCTTTTGTGCAGACGGAGAACGGCGTGCAAGGCTTTGATTTGTACGCATTTGATAGAGAGGTGTACGCTGCTGTGTCTCTGCCGTTTGACGATGTGAACAGCGCAGCCGGGCTCCCGGTGAAAATAATATTTGACCTACCAAAATAACGATAGCTTATGGAATCGATATACAACCTACAGAAACGCGCCTCGGAGCTGCGAGGCAAGACAGAAACTGACAGCATCAGCCCAGAGGAGGTGGGCGGACTGCATGCCGACACGCTGGCGTACATAGCCGATATGGAGCAGAGCGCGGACGGACTGGGCATACGGAAAGTGTACCAGACGAAGGCGAAGATGGAGGCGGACACGGCCCCCATGGGGACGAACGGCAAGGCGCTGCGCTACGGCCAACTGGTGAGCATATACAACGAGGCTGACAAGACGAGCGCTGAGAACGGCGACATATACGCCTGGCAGAAGCCGGGGTGGCTGAAGATGGGCAACATCGGAAACATTTACGAGCTGAAGGCGAAAATAGAAGAGGAAGCCACCGCACGCGCAGCTGCGGATGCAGAACTGCAAAAGAAGATGACTGCCGAAGCAACGGCAAGGGAAAGCGCCGATGCGGAAATACGGACGCTTGCCGAGGGAATAGTGGGCAGCATTGATGTGGCAAAGATAGATGCCGTGCCTGGCAGCGTGGCGGAAGCCGTAAGGATGGCGAAGGACACGCTACACTCGCGCTGGACGTTGGTCTACAATGGAATGAATGTGGGTGTAGTGGAGATTTTCTCGGATTCGATGAGACACCAACTGACGGAAGTGCTGACGACGCACTATAGCATGAATACGGAGGGTAAGTTGGACTTCAGTGTACATAATGACAAGGCTATATACAGATACTTCCGCTCGTATAACATAAACTCGGCACACTTGGAGAACGAAAAAGGTACATGGACGGAATGGGCTGAGTATATATCGGATACAGTGAAGAAGTCAATGGCTGCGTTGTCGGGCTTGATAGACAAGGAGAACAAAGCACGCACTAAGGCTGAAGCCGCCCTTGCAGAAGACATAGTTGGCAACACAAATGCGATAACAGAAGAGAAGAAGGCGAGAAACGCAGCCGATGATGAACTGCGTACTGCCATTGAGGAGAAGAGCGGCGGCAACACCTATAACGTGACGGAGAAGAAGCCCCTGAAAGACGGCGAATACTATACGCTTGCGACCGCCATAAAGGCAGTAGAGGCGAAGGAGCGGAAGAAGGGCCGCTGCGTGAGCTACGAGACAGAACCTGGAAAATGGGAGACCAAGCAGTTTACGGGTTCGACAACGGAGAGTTGGGAGGAACCAGTGAGTTGGGAGGACTTCGGCGGCGCGGGGACGGTGAAGAGCGTGACAGTAAACGGCACGGCACTGACTCCGGACGAGGAGGGCAACGTGAACATAGAGGTGAGGGAGACGGACGTGGACGAAAGCCTGAACGAGGAGAGCACCAACCCGGTGGAGAACCGCGTGGTGGCGACAAGGATAAAGGAGCTGGAGGCGCACACGCTGCACACGCTGGAGGTGGTGCCTGATGGTGAGGAGAACTACCTGTATGCCTATGATGAGAAAGGCAACGCCATATCGCACACGAAGCTGCCTGCAGGCGGCGGTGGCGGCACGTCGGCGACGAGCCGCATATTGGTGACAGCGAAGGTGAGCGCGGAACTGATAAAGGAGGGTGGCAACACTGTGCTGACCTGGACATACGACCACGTGAACGCTGAGAACGAGAGCGACGGCGTGAAGGCGACGGTGACGATAAGCGTGAAGATAGGCACAACGACGCTTTGGGAGCAGGAGACACGAAGCGTGGCAAAGGGCAGCTATGATGTGGATCTGACGCAATACATGAAGACGGCGGGCAAGGTGGACGTGTATGTGAAGGCGGTTTGCATGACTGACGATGGCGAACAGCAGACGAAGCAAGCTTATGCGAGCGTGACGGTGGTGGGCATGGCGCTGTCCTCGGACTACGACGTGAGCACGGGACTGCAGAGGGGCGGATATGCCGACGGCGAGACGATAAGCATACCGTTCACACTGACTGGCAGCGGGCTGAGAACTGTGTCGCTGTATGTGGACGGCGGCGAGGCACCGCTGACGAAGACGGTGCAGAAGTCGGGCACGACGAGAGACTCTTTCAGCATAGCTGCAGGAAGCCTGACCCCAGGGCGGCACTCGCTGCAGATGATAGCAGAGAGGGACGGTCTGCGCTCGGACGTGATATGGATGGATGTGCTGAAGAAAGGCTCGGACGAGCCGTATGTGGGCATAATGTTCAGCGACGCGAAGGGCGAAGTAAAGTTCGGTGCCATGCCGATAGAGCCTACGCTGACAGCCCGGCAATATGGCGAGTTGCGGTTCAGCTTTGCTGCGTATGACGCGAAGGCTGTGCCGGCGACGGTGAGGGAGACGCAGACGGCTGACGGAACGGTGACGGAAAGAACCTATGCCGTGGGCAGAAGCAGACAGACCTACTCAGGGCGATACATGAAGCAGGGCACAGTAGCCGTAAGACTGGCGTGCGGCGAGGCGGCTACAGCCTTCAACGTGGAAGTGGAGTCGAGCGGTCTGGACATTGGCGAGGCTACGCAGGGCTTGGAGATGAAGCTGACGGCGAGCGGCAGGAGCAACACGGAGAGCGCGGAGACGCGCCAAGTATGGGAGAACAACGGCTACGGCACGACTTTCGATGGCGTGGACTGGGCGACGAGCGGCTGGGACGGCAACGCACTGGTGCTGAAGAACGGCGCGAGGGCAACCGTGGACTACCGCCCATTTCTGAAGGACGTGAAGGCGAGTGGCTGCACGGTTGAAGTGGAGCTGATGGTGAAGAACGTGTCGGACAGGGACAGCATGGTGATGGACTGCATGGAGAATGACGTGAAAGGCATCAGAGTGACGGCACAGAGCGCGACGCTGCAGAGCGGATCGACGATAGACCGCGAGGACGGGGCGAACATAGATCCAGATACGGGGAAACCAATAGTGACGAAAGTGCCTGTGGGCGTGGAATCGAAATACACAGAGGGCGAGCGCATAAAGATGGCGTTTACCGTGGGCAAGAAGGCTGACGGCGGACTGATGGAACTGTATATGAACGGTGACCGCTGCTCGGCTATGTGCTATCAGGAGGACGACAACTTCATGCAGACAGAGGCGAAGGGACTGACATTCATGTCGGACGGCGCTGACGTTTACATATACGGCATACGCGCATACTCGCGACCGCTGACAGACGATGAAACAGTGGACAACCACATCGTGGACCAACAGCTTGTGGAGACGATGGCGGAGCTATACGAAGACAACAACGTGATAAATCCGGAGACAGGCGAGATTGACCTTGATGCGGTGATGAAACGCGGCAAGGCCGTGATAAAGATTGTGCGCTCGGAGGACTCGGGCAACGGTCTTGACGACGTGAACGCATGCAAGAACAAGAAGCAGAACTTCCATGTGGACGAGTTGACGATATATACGGCATGGGGCGACGTTATAAGGTTCACGAATATCGTGATGCGCATACAGGGCACCTCGTCAACGAAATATGCAATAAAGAACTTCCTCTTCTACTGGATGAAGTGCATGAAGGAGGGCTTGAAGCCGGAGATGTGGATAAACGGTGTGAAGCAGGATGTGAACAAACTGCCGCTGTACAAGGGAGACCCGCACCCGTGCAAGGTGAATTGCGCAAAGGCGGACTTCTCGGACTCGTCGATGAAAACGAACACGGGCATGGCCAACCTCTTCAACGACGTGCTGAGAGAGCTCTGCCCGACACCACCGCAGGAGAGCGATCCGACGGTGAGAACCGCGATATACGGCTATCCGTGCGACATATTCGCATGCACGAGGGCAGACGAGGCACATCCGACATTCTACGGACAGTACCAGATGAACAACGACAAGAGTGACTGGTATGAGGTGACGGGTATGACGGACAAGGCAAAGCACATTGCGCTGGAGTTTCTTGACAACGGTAAAAAACTGTGCAACTTCCAGACAGATGCTGACGCGGACGCGCAGCTTGACGCGGAGTTTGCCACGAGCTATGAGTTCAACTACCCGAAGGACACTTTGTGGAGCGGTGCGGACGAGGAAGGTGGGGAAACGAACGCCACGGAATACCAGAAAACCGCTGTAAGGATGATGCTGGCATGGGTGAAGGCGTGCGTGCCTACAGGTGCGGATATGACCTGCACAGACCTGGCGACATGGAAATCGGAAAAGTTCAAAACAGAGATAGACAGTCACTTCTCAAAGAAGAACCTGCTGTACTGGTATCTGTTGACCGAGTATTTTACCATGGTGGACCAACGTGTGAAGAACACGATATGGAGAACGTGGAACGGCTTGACATGGTGGGTGACATACTATGACGGCGACACGATGCTGGGCAAGCGCAACGACTCGCTGCTTGCTTACCTCTACAATGTGGCAAGGGACTCGTGGGACACGGAGAAGAAGAAATGGGTATTCGAAGGTCACGACTCGTGGCTGTGGTGTCTAGTGCTGGCGAATATGGAGGACGAGCTAAAAGCCGCTGCCGAGGAACTGAGAAAGGCACTGTCGAACCCAAAGGTGCTGAAGACACTGGAGGAGATAGAGGCAAACTGGTCGCAGAGGGAATACAACAAGAGCGGTGAGATGAAGTATATCACACCAGAGACAAAGGGCGTGAGAGTGACGGAAAACGGCGTGACCACAGACGGC